TCCTAAAAAAAATAATGGATGAATATCCTGATACACATATGACAGTATATAAATATTTGTTTTATATGACATGTCCTAATCCTGATGCAAATCCATTTTTTAATTTACCAGAACATGAGAAGGAAGATATTATTATTGAAGAGATTAAACTTGAGGATTCAACAGAAGATCCATCAATAAGATATGCTAAAGCAATGTGTGAGAAAATGTATCAAACACCAACATATAGAGCATATGTAGGTATAAAATCTATGTTAGATAGACTAGCAAAGTATATGGAAGTTACCGCTATAGAACATGGTAGAGATGGAAATATAAATTCTATGGTAAATGCTGCTGCAAAATTTGAAGCAATAAGACAATCTTATAAAGGAGCATTTACTGATATGAGACAAGAACAAGACAGCTCTGTGCGTGGTGGTGCAGGTTTAGCATATGACCAAATATAAAATCAAAAATTATGGCACAAAAAATTATTCCAGTAGGACAAAAGTTATTAATTAAAGAAATTAAAGCAGCAACAAAAACTGCATCAGGACTTATTATTCCCACAATAGCACAAAAAATAACTTATGAAGGTCAAGTGGTAGGAAGAGGTGAATCAGTAAGTGAAATACAGATTGGTGATGTAGTAAGATATGCAGAACATGCTATGCCTACACCTATGAAACATGATGGGGAAGAACATTTATTATTACAAGTTGGTGATGTTTATGCCATTATAAGAGATGAGTAGGGTTATACCTATTTTTGAAAATCACAAGTGGTCTACTGTTGAGTTTTCTTCTGATAATGAATTTAGAGGTTTTTTAGAATCTTTATTTAAAGAGCCTGGTCAATACAACTTTGATTCTACAGCATTGCTTTTTAATGAAGAAGCTAAACGTTTTAATACAGAAGGTAATTATTGTAATGCCCCTTTTAGATCTAAAGATTTTACAGCTTATTGGGAAGACCAAAAAAGTAAATGCAGAACAGGGGTTTTTTATAAAAATAAAGGCAATACATGGTATCTCACAAGAGACTATTACATGTGGCTTAATTTTTTACCTATATTTGATAAGGAAGAAAAACATTATGGTTTTGCAAAGGTAAGAGATGCACAATATCATATGGCATTGTATGAAGTAATAGCTGAATTAAATAATCAACATGTTGCTATACTTAAAAAACGTCAGATTGCTTCTTCATATTTTCATATGGCAAAGATTATTAATCAATATTGGTTTGAAGAAGGATCAATATGTAAAATAGGAGCATCTCTTAAAGATTACATAAATGATAAAGGTTCTTGGAAATTTTTAGAAGAATATAAAACATTTCTTAATGAACATACTGCATGGTATAGGCCTAGTAATCCAGAAAAGGTATTGCTATGGCAACAACAAATAGAAGTTAAGATAAATAGCAGAAAAACATCAAGAGGGCTTAAATCAAAAATACAAGGTGCATCATTTGAAAAGAATGCTACTACTGGAGTAGGTGGACCATGTACTTACTTCTTTCATGAAGAAGCTGGGATTGCCAAAAATATGATGCAAACATATGAGTACTTACGTCCAGCAATGTCTTCTGGTATGATGACAACTGGGCAGTTTATTGCAGCTGGATCAGTGGGTGATTTAGAACAATGTAACCCATTAAAGGATATGATTCTTAGTCCAGGAGCTAATGACATTTATGCAGTTGAAACCAACCTTATGGATGCTGATGGAACTATTGGTATGGCAGGATTATTTATTCCTGAACAATGGTCTATGCCACCTTACATTGATGATTATGGAAACTCACAAGTTGAAGAAGCTATTAAAGCAATTAATATAGAAAGGTCAAGGTGGAAAAATGAATTAAATGGAGAGCAATTTCAATTAAGAATATCTCAAAAACCACTTAATATTGCTGAAGCTTTTGCATATAGAAAAGAATCAATATTTCCACAGGGTATATTAAGCAAGCAATTAAAAAAGATTGAAGAAAAAGAATATCCATATGAACTTATTGCTTTAGATAGGGATGAGACAGGGGTAGTAGCTAAGAGAACAAGTAAATTACCAATATCTAAATTTCCTGTAGATAAAAAACAAATAGATAAAACAGGAACAATAGTAGTTTGGGAAAGACCAACTAAATCTCCTGCATTTGGATCTTACTATGCTTCTGTTGATCCTGTGTCAGAAGGAAAAACTACTACATCAGATTCATTGTGTAGTATTTTTGTATATAAAAATGCTATAGAAGTAACACGGCAATTAGCTGGAGGAGATGTTGAACAATTTATTGAAAAAGATAAAATTGTTGCAGCATGGTGTGGTAGATTTGATGATATAAATAAAACACATGAAAGGTTAGAGTTAATTATAGAATGGTATAATGCATGGACAATTGTAGAGAATAATATATCATTATTTATACAACATATGATTGCAAGAAGAAAACAAAGATATTTAGTTCCTAAACAACAAATATTATTCTTAAAAGATTTAGGATCTAACAAAACTGTGTACCAAGAATATGGTTGGAAAAATACTGGTACATTATTTAAAAGTCATTTAATTTCTTATGCTATAGAATTTTTAAGAGAGGTGATAGATGAGGAAACAGATAAAGAAGGTAATGTTATGACACAAACATTAGGTATAGAAAGAATACCTGATCCTATGCTCTTAACAGAAATGCTTGCTTACTATCCTGGTTTAAATGTTGATAGGATGGTTGCGTTTGGGGCATTGATAGCTTTTGTAAAAATTCAGCAATCAAATAGAGGATATACTAAAAGACGTGAATCAGAGGGTGATTCTTTGGTGAATCCAGAAAAAATGAGTAAATTAAAGTATAGCCCGTTCAAAAACATTGGGCGTAATGGTGTAACTAATTCTAGAAGTAGGAGATCTGGCTTTAAAAATTTTAAATAGATGAGAGTATTAAATGCAATGCAAATGAAGGATGGTGCTAAAGCAGAAGGTGGACCAACATTTTCTAGCTTAACACAACCAATTCAATTTTTACCATATAAGAAAAAAGATGATAATTGGGCAGCATGGAATTTAGATTGGTTAGAATTGCAAGGCATAGAATTCTTAAGAGTAAATTCAAGAAGGCTTCTTAAAAATTATAAGTTAGCTAAAGGTGTAATTGATAAAACTGATTATATAGTTGAGCCAGATAATGATTATAAAGATATGATGGACGTTCTTACTAAAGAGAATGATTCAGCATTAGAGTTAAAATTTTATCCAATAGTTCCAAATGTAATTAATGTATTAACAGGTGAGTTTGCCAAAAGATATTCTAAGGTGCAGTTTAGAGCTGTTGATGATGCATCTTATAATGAAATGCTAGAACAAAAAAGACTTCAGATTGAAGAATCTTTATTAGCTACAGCAGAAGCACAGCTTGTACGTAAAATGGTAGATATGGGAATGGATCCTGCATCTGAAGAAGCACAACAACAACTTAATCCAGAAAATTTAAAAACATTACCAGAAATAGAAGACTTCTTTAGTAAGTCTTATAGAAGCATGGTAGAGGAATGGGCATCCCATACACTTGCAGTAGATGATGAAAGATTTAAAATGCAAGAACTTGAAGAAAGAGGATTTAGAGATATGCTTATTGCAGATAGGGAATTTTGGCATTTTAGAATGTTAGAGGATGACTATGATGTAGAGTTATGGAATCCAGTTTTAACTTTCTATCAAAAATCACCAGATCAAAGATATATTGCAGATTCAAATTATGCAGGTAAAGTAGATTTAATGACAGTATCAGATGTAGTTGATAGATACGGATATTTAATGGATAGCAAACAATTAGAATCTTTACAAAAAATATATCCTGCTAGATCAGCACAGTATCAAGTAAACGGGTATCAAAATGATGGTTCATATTATGATGCAACTAGATCACATGAGTGGAATACTAATGCACCTGGTTTAGCATATAGACAATTTGTAAGTAACTATCAAAATGATCCATCAGCAGGTGGGGATATACTAAGTGAAATTCTTGATGAGAATGAAGATGTATCTATGTGGGGTGAAGGAGGTTTAATGAGAGTAGCTACAATATATTGGAAGACTCAAAGAAAAGTTGGACACTTAACTAAAATAGAAACAGATGGTGAAGTAACTCAGGAAATTGTTGATGAAACATTTAAAATTACAAAGAAAGCAGTATTTGATACATCAATATTTAAGAATAAAAATAAAGAAAATTTATTAGAAGGAGAGCATATAGATTGGATATGGATTAATGAAGTATGGGGAGGTGTTAAAGTAGGACCAAACCTTCCAGCTATGTGGCGATCTACAATGGGTGATAATATAAACCCTATATATTTAGGAATTAACAGAACTAAACCTGGCAGGTTACCATTCCAATTTAAAGGAAACAATACTTTATATGGATGTAAGTTACCTGTTGAAGGAAGAGTATTTTCTGATAGAAATACTAGATCTACTTCATTAGTTGATTTAATGAAAGCTTATCAAGTTGGGTACAATATGGTTAATAACCAAATTGCAGACATTCTGATAGATGAATTAGGAACAGTAATCATGTTTGATCAAAATGCTTTACCACGTCACTCAATGGGTGAAGATTGGGGTAAAAATAATTATGCAAAAGCATGGGTTGCAATGAAAGATTTTCAAATGCTTCCTTTAGATACTTCAATTACTAATACTGAGAATGCCACCAACTTCAATCATTACCAAACTTTGAACATGGAACAGACCAGTAGATTAATGTCTAGGATCCAATTAGCAAATTACTTTAAACAACAATGCTTTGATGCTATTGGAATTAACCCACAACGTCTAGGAGGAGCTGTATCAGCTCAAACGGCAACTGGGGTAGTTCAGGCTATGCAACAATCATACGCTCAAACAGAGATGTATTTTGTACAGCATTCAGATCATCTAATGCCAAGAATACATCAAATGAGAACTGATCTTGCTCAATACTATTGTAGTACTAATCCAAGCGTTAGACTATCTTATATATCAACTGAAGCAGAAAAAGTTAATTTTACTATTAATGGTACTGATTTATTACTTAGAGATTTTAATGTATTTGCAACTACTAAAACTAATCATAGAGCAATATTAGAAAATCTTAAACAAATGGCCCTTACAAATAATACTACTGGAGCAAGTATATATGAGTTAGGTAATATTGTTAAAGCTGACTCAATTGCTGAAGTATCAGACATTTTAAAAGACTCTGAAGCAAGAATACAAAAACAGAGAGAGCAAGATATGCAGCAACAACAACAAATGCAGGAACAACAACTTCAAGCTAAAGCTCAAGAAGAACAACAGAAATTACAAGTTGAAATATCTGAAAATCAAAAAGATAGACAAAATGATATTACATTAGCTGAAATTAGATCTGCTGGATTTGGATCAGCAGCTGATATAAATCAAAATCAAGTGTCAGATTATCAAGATGCAATGAAAGATATTAGAGAGACTACGCAATATAGAGAACAGATGAATATGAAGCGTGAAGAAAATGCTACTAAATCTGTTCAAGAAAGTAATAGATTAAATGTAGAAAAAGAGAAAATTGCAAGTCAAAACTATATTGCTAATACTAAACTGCAAATTGCTAAAGAGAACAAAAATAAGTATGATGTTAAAAATAATAAGGATAAAAAATAACTGTTAGCTATATACTGCAATTTATTTTTACTTTCAGTAAAATTTATTAAGTTTATAGTAGTTTAAATGTAAGAAACATTTCTTATATTATATGTATAGTAAGTATTAATATTAAAACCAACAAATATTATGAGTGCAACAACTGTGAAAAGTAACGTAGAACAAGTAGATATTAATTTAGATGAGATATTCAATGCCGCTCCAAGTGGTGCTGATATGTTACAGGATGATACTACTGCAAAACAACCTAAAAGTATTTTTTCAGGTTTACAAGAAAAGGCTGATATGTCATTTGCTGATCCAGATAATGATGGAGTAGATGATATAACTGCTAAAGTAGAAGAAAAAGAAGAGGTAGAAGAAACTGAGTCAGTTAAAGCTGAAGAAAATGTAGAAAATGCAGAAGACATTTTAGATTCTTTTAAAGAAGAAGAGACTCAGGAAGAAGAAACAAAAGAAAAAAGGGGTAGAAAAGCTATTAGTGGTATGTCAGATGTATTTGGCAAATTGATTAAAGATGACAAGATTGTTGCTTTTGATGATGACAAAGACTTAAGTGAGTATACTGCTAAAGATTGGGAAGAACTTATTGAAGCTAATTTAGAAGAAAAAGCTAATGAGGTTAGACGTGAAACACCTAAACAATTTTTTGCAAGCTTACCTCAAGAACTACAAATTGCTGCAAAATATGTAGCAGATGGGGGTAAAGATTTAAAAGGTTTATTTTCAACATTATCAGAAGTAGAAACAACTAAATCTTTAGATATAAGGAAAAGTTCTGATCAAGAAAAAATAATCACTGAATACTTAAGTGCTACTGGATACGGTAACATAGAAGAGATTCAAGAAGAAATAGAAATTTGGAAAGACTTAGGAAAGCTAGAAACACAAGCTTCTAAGTTTAAGCCAAAATTAGATAAGATGCAAGAAAAAGTTGTTGCTCAAAAATTAAAAGAGCAAGAGATGAAACAAAAACAACAAGAGAATGCATCTCAAGCATATATGAAAAATGTATATGAAACATTAAAGGAAGGTAAATTAGGAGACATTAAAGTAGATAGAAAGACTCAAGCTATGTTATATAATGGCTTAGTTCAACCTAATTATCCATCAGTAAGTGGTAGAAATACAAATTTACTAGGACACCTTTTAGAAAAGTATCAATTTGTAGAACCTAATTATGCATTAATTTCAGAAGCCTTGTGGTTATTACAAGACCCTGATTCTTATAAAGCTAAGATTATGGATAAGGGTGCACAAAAAAGTGTTGAGAAAACGGTTAGAAAATTAAAAAGTGAACAAACAAATGCAGGAGGTGCATCACTGGGAGTTCATCAAGCTGAAGAAGAAGATAAAAGAACTTCTTCAAACAAAAGAAAGATAGCTAGACCGGCCAACATATTTAAACGAATTTAATTAAGTAAATTAAATATAAACAACAAAAACAATTATTAACAAAAACAATCAAAAATTATGGCAACTCCAGTATTAAATAATGGGATTTTCCTAAGAGATACAAGCTACAAAGCTAGTTCTCATGTTGATTCTTATCACCTGACACAGATGCTTGGTAACCCTGAGCCTATGGATATGGGACCAATTGATCTATGGGCAATGACCCAAAAGGTAGAAATGCCTTTGTATCAAATGGCTTCATTCGGTGGAAAGAATACAATCATGGTGGACAATGCACGTGGTGAGTATAAATGGCAAACTCCTATTGCACAAGATCTTCCGTACATTGTGGCGGATATTGAACCAGCATCTGAAACTAAAGGTACAGATGGAACTTTATTTAAGATCAAAATTAACAAAAGAACTTTTGGACATGGTGACATTATTACTTATGATAAGTATAATGGACTAGAACTTTACATCACAGCAGATGATATTATCCCTGCAGGTGACGGTTTTGTTTATACAGTTCAATTAGTGAATAACAACAATACAGCTTTCTTGGATAACAAGTATTTAGCTAAAGGTACTAAATTCTTCAGAAAAGGTTCTGCAAGAGGTGAGTACGGAGAAAGATTCTCTGACATTGAAACAGGTTCTGGTTTCCGTGAATTCTACAACTTTGTAGGAGGAGCAGAAGCACATGTACACTATTCAATTTCTTCAAGAGCAGACTTAATGATCAAAGGTGGATTAAACGCTGATGGTACTGTACCTGTTACTGAAATCTGGAGAAACTTCAACACAGATCCAAACAATCCATCAGTACCTAGTATTGAAGGGCTTGTTGCAAACATGGGTAAAGCTGGTGCTAGAGAAGCATTTGAAAATGGAACTCTTACAAGAACTTTCATTACAAATATGGAAGCAGCTCACTTATCTAAAATTGCAACGGATATTGAAACTTAC